CTAACTAAATTAATAATTACTACATCATCATCGTCCTGTCAAGCCTCGTCAAAATCCTTTGGATTTCATCAGGCGCTTCAAAGCATAGCTTTGTTCATGCGTCTATAAAATCCCTTGGATTTTCAAGGACTTGGCAGAACACCAAGGTCTAACGAAGTTAGCCAGGAAGTATAAAATCACCATCCTTCGGATGATTTGTCAAGCCTTCCACCAAACTTCGTTTGAACTCCACCAAACTGACCAACTAAACTAGGATCTCAGGGAGTTCGTAAGAACTCACTCCTTGAGATCCGTTTAACCCCTCAGAAATCCGGGGAAAATCCTCGCATCACGTGGGGGGGCGGGCGAAAAAACCGGCGCATGTATATATATATAAAACAGACCTCTCAAATAATTTCAAAAATCTATGGATCTATCATCAAAAGTGCCATTAGTAACATATTAATATAATTAACTATATTATTTTTTATTATTTTTTTATATTTTACTATTGCATAATTAAATATTATAGTGTATAATATATATTAGTAACATATTAATATAATTAACTACATTATTTTTTATTATTTTTTTATATTTTACTATTGCATAATTAAATATTATAGTGTATAATATATATATGAATAATCTAGAAGATACTCCACTAAATTCTTTTATTAATCTTAAAGAACTATTATCATATAAAGTTAACAGGGAATCAAAGGCAGACTTTCTTACATTTGTCCGTCTAATGGCTCCTTCTCTTGTGTCTGATTTTAAAATGGGAAGACATATAGAGATTATTTCTAACAAACTAAAAGAATTAGAAGAAGGAAAGACTAAACGGTTGATGGTCTTTCTTCCACCCCGTTCCAGCAAGTCTGTAATTTGTTCAAAACTGTTTCCAGCATGGTATATAGGAAGAAATCCAGAACATGAAATTCTCACTGTTTCTCATAGTGATCAGCTTTCTTCTGACTTTGGTCGTTCTGTCAGGGATATTGTAAATACTGAAGAATTTCAGAAGATATTCAGTGGTGTTAAGTTAAGAAGCGATGTCAGGGCTGCTGGTAAGTGGAAGACTAACCAGAATGGTACTTATTATGCAGCGGGAGTTAGGTCACAGATAGCAGGACGGGGAGCGCATGTAGCAATACTTGATGATGTAATGTCTGAAGAGGATTCCTACTCAGATGCGGGTAGAAGGTATATTAAAGAATGGTACCCAGCAGGACTTAGAACTCGTATTATGCCTAATGGGTCTATAGTTATTATTAATACCAGATATCATTATGATGATCTATGCGGCTGGCTACTCAAACAACAAGAAAATATGTCTGAATATGAAACAATTCCCTGGGATGTTATTAAAATACCGGCATGGCTGGATGAGGAAGCTTCTGATTTACTTGGTCTGCCTGTAGGTTCCAGTTATTTCCCCGAATGGAAACCGGATGATGTCTTACATACTGATGAGAATGAGATCAAGGCTAGTAATGGAAGCCGGTACTGGAACTCTCTCTACATGCAAGATCCTACTCCAGAGGAAGGGGGATTAATAAAAAAGAAATGGCTGCAATACTGGGAAGATCCAGACCCTCCTGAATGTGACTTTGTTATCCAGACTTTTGATACAGCCTTCTCTACCAGAACTACAGCAGACTTCAGTGTGATTCAGACCTGGGGCATCTTCTATCTCTATGATCATGATGAGAGAGGACATGAAAGCTATGCGCCCCATCTGATTCTGCTGGGTAACATCAAAGGCAGGTTTGAATACCCGGAACTTAGAAAACTGGCGCAGAAGCTTTATAATGAACACAGACCGGATGTATGTATGATAGAAAAGAAAGCCAGCGGTCAGTCTCTCATACAGGATATGCGTAGGGCTGGGTTGCCGGTCATGGAATATAATCCAGACAGGGATAAGGTATCCAGAGTTTATGCGGCTTCGCCTATTCTGGAAGCGGGTAGACTATGGATACCCAGAGGTAAGAAATGGTCGGATGATCTTATAGAAGAATTAATAAGGTTCCCTAATGCGGCTCATGATGATCAGGTGGATGCTCTGACAATGGCGGTACACTACATGAAAGAGTCCTGGCACCTTACCCATCCTGATGATCCTGAGTTTGAAGATGAACCCAGAACAGAGAAAAGTACATACTGGACATTCTGATTTGCCAGATCTATGATTATGTGGTATAATATAATAGATAAAAAGTCTTTTGGGGAGATAACATAAATGACACTACCACGCCGAAGACGGCCTGATGAAACAGTAGAAGAATATAATGCTGTTATGAAAGATCCAGAAACTGGTAAGTGGAACCTACCTCCTATGGGATCTTTCGGTCCATTTGGTTTTCCTAGACTTGAGCATCCTTATTATGCTGATAATCCTGAACGATTGGCTAAAGCTCAAGCTTCTCAAGAAAGAATAAGGAAACTTGCTCTTGCTGAAAAATCCGCCAGCGCCGGTCCTGGATGGTATAGCAATTTATTTCCAAATCGTAATCAAGATAGTGGTAGTGGTTTGCAAACTGTTTTTGGAAGTTCTGGACTTACGGAAGGAGAACGAACTAATCTAGATGCCCCTCAAACAGGTCTGTCTGCTGCACAAATTAATTTAAGGCCGGGTCTAAGAAATATCACAGGAAGACAAAATATTTCTAATTTAAGAACTAATAATCCAGCAGAAGTTGCTGGTCGTGGGAATCTTGTTAGTGATCCAGGTGGAAGTATGTATGGTACTGATTCTTCTTCTGCCATTGCTGATTATATGCTTCCTCAAGAAGATATGACTTCTACATTAAATTGGAGTACTGAATTACAAGAAAAGTATCCTTGGATAGGTAAAAATAGACCTCCCAGGCCATTCTCTTTAGAGGAACAAAATAGTATTGAAACTATGTTAGAACGATTTAAAGCCGATAAAGAAGCTAATGAACAAAGAGCCGCTTATGCAGAAGAACATGATGTTCCTTTTAAGGATTATATAGGACTTCCTAGTAATTTTCGTGCAGAAAACCCTAATCAAAATATTCCTGGTAATATCTATGCCAAGCATGGTGGCTCTGTGTTTAAAACAGCATATGATCAGGCTTCTAATATTATGTACAGAGCCGAAGGAGGTAAAGCCATGTCTGGTGGTTTATCAAATCTAAGAGAATCTATTGACATAAACGGACAGCCTCATAAGCTTGCCTATATCAATCCTGATGAAGCTTCATTACTCAAGGCTATGGGTGGTAGTGGTAGGAAAGTGAATGGTGTTCCTGCTTATTTTTGGGGTGGCATGGGTGAAGGTGATTGGGGTGAGGGAGATACTGCTTCGTCTGCTGGGAATACAGAAACTGCTGGTGGTAATGTTGGGTCTGATGCTGGCTGGGATACGGATTTTGATTATGGTGGTTATTATGCCGACCAAGCAGCGCAGGCTGCTTCACAAACTGCTGGTGGTGAGCCAGGGCATAAAGAAGGAATGGGTTATTCCGTGCCGTCTGGTCTTACAACTTACCTAACAACAGATGAAGAAAATAAAGGTTTAGTTGAGAATTGGGATCGCATGGGTACTTGGGTAGCGCAGAATACAAAGGATATGAATCAAGTGGTAGAAGCTTTTGGTAAAGATGTTGTACAAGAGCTAATAAATGCAGGAAAGCTTAGTCATCTGGGAGTAACAAAATCTAATGCGTTAGAAGAGCTTGGTTTAAACACTTTTGGTAAAGCTATGCGTGGGCCTCTAGAAGCCTGGAGTACAGGAAAAGCTTTATCAAGGGATGCTTATAATCCTGGTCTGATGACGGGAGCATCTCCTGAATCTTGGGATACCCTTGAAGGACGTTTTCGTAGTTATATAACTCAGACAAATCCAGGCACAAAAACAATATCAGATGTAGCTACACAGTTTGAAAATGATTTCGGTCTTGAGAGAGGACAAGCTCCCACAGAAGCATTTGGGTACAGTAGAGATTCTACTGCATCTATAGCGGCAGTGTCGGATGCTCTGGATGAAGCTGGGCTGGCAGGTGCATTTCAAGGTTTAGGGATGTTCGCTTCTGCACTTACTAGTCCTATTTCTTTTATTAATTCAATAGGAAAAGAATACGGGACTTCAAAAGATGGAGAAGTAAACGAAACATCTCCTCTAGGTAATATAATAGATAGTGTAACAGACAAAATAGGTGTTAAGGATACAGTTGACAATATTAAAGACTCATCTTTATTCCAGGTAGCAAAGGCTGTAAATAATCCTGTAGGTGCGGTATTAGGCGCTCTTAACAAACCCAATACAGATTTTACTACTGTTCCAGATAACCCTTTAGAAGGATTAAAAAGTATAGATATACAAGAAGAAGAAGAAGAAGACCCTTATGCATCTTTAAGTGAGCAGGAGGGCATGGCTCATTCCTTACCCTCTAATCTTTCAGAAAAAGAAACAGAATCATTTAACTCATTCCTTAATAACACTGATCTTCAAGAACTTGGTTGGTACAAAATCCGTGAAAGAATTAAAAAGAAACCTATTGTATACGAAACCTTAACAGAAGAAGAAGAAGAAGAGAAGAAGTCTATAGCTGATATGGTAAATTTAGAAGGAAATTTAGTTGAAAGACTATCTCTGCAAAATCTAAGAGATCTCCTTCAAGGTATTTATGGACCGAATTATGAACCGTTTGGGGAAGAAGCATAAAATGGCAACTGAAAAAAATCCATATGATAGAATACCAGAAGAACTATCCAATGTAGTTCCTATGGTTTCAGAAACAGATCTGGATGCTACCTTTGAAGTAGACTCTGATGGTGGTTTGATTGTAGACTTTGCAGAACAGGAAGAAGTTTTGATGGAACCTTCAGAAGAGATTTCCGAATGGTATGGAGATCTGTGCGAAACTTTGGAGGAGCAAGATCTTTTTGATATTGCTATGGATGTAATTGAAAATTATCAGGCCGATAAAGATTCCAGAGGCGAGTGGGAATCCATGTTTGAAAGAGGATTTGATTTACTAGGACTCAAGCTTGAGCCTGGATCAGAACCTTTTGAAGGAGCTTGTACAGCAGTTCATCCTCTTCTCATAGAGTCGGCTGTTAAGTTTCAGTCCAAGGCGTCTCAAGAATTGTTCCCCTCTGCCGGTCCCGTAAAAGCCAATATTCTTGGTAAGGTAACTCCTGAGAAAGAACTCCAGGCTAACCGTGTTCAGAACTTTATGAACTATCAGGTTACTGAGCAGATGCCGGAATACTTTGATGAGTTTGAAAGAATGCTGTTCCATCTCCCTCTAATAGGATCAGCCTTCAAGAAAGTTTACTATAACTCCGCACTTAAAAGACCAATGTCGGAGTTTATTCCTATTGATCAGTTTTATATATCTTATTATGCAACGGATTTAAGAAATGCAGATAGATACACACATGTTATTTATCGTAGTCCTATTGAATTACAGAAAGATATTCAGGCGGGTGTTTATAAGGATGTGACACTTCCTGAACCAAATCAAGTAAATATTACTTCCTTCACCGAAAAGATGGATACGATTCTTGGTCTGTCTCCTTCTTCAGACAAAGATCCGCAATATGTTCTGCTGGAACAGCACTGTTATTTAGATATTGAAGGTAACGATCAGTCATTACCTTATATTGTTACAGTTGAAGAAAAGAGCAGAACTGTCCTGAGTATTCGTAGAAACTATGAACAAAATGATTCAAATATGGAAAAAAGAAGTCATTTTGTTCACTACAGGTTTGTTCCTGGTTTTGGTTTCTATGGTCTTGGCTTGATTCATTTCCTTGGTAATCTCACTATGAGTGCAACAGCAGCCATGCGATCTCTTATTGATGCTGGTCAGTTTGCTAATTTACCAGGAGGTTTCAAGGCCAAGGGGCTGAGAATGGTTGGTGACAACGAACCTATCTCCCCCGGTGAGTTCAAGGAGGTTGAGGCAACTGGTATGGATTTATCAAAGGCTATTATACCTCTCCCCTATAAAGAGCCTTCCTCTACTCTATACCAAATGCTCCAATTTGTAGCCGCTGCTGGTCAGCGGTTTGCAGACAGTACAGAGCAGGTTATCTCTGATGCTGCCTCCTATGGACCCGTAGGAACGACAATGGCTCTTCTGGAAGCCAGTAGTAAGTTCTTCACAGCAATTCACAAACGAGTACACAAGTCACAGAAAGATGAATTTAGAATCCTTGCCAAGATTAATTATGATTATCTTCCCAATGAATATCCCTATGATGTTCCTTTTGAAGATAGAAGTATATTCAAAAGTGATTTTGATGGACGCATAGATATTATTCCTGTATCTGATCCTAATATTCCCAGTAATGCTCACCGTATGATGATGGCTAATATGGCATTGCAGATGGCACAGCAATCTCCTCCAGGTATGTTTAATATGGAAGCCCTGAATAGGACAATCCTTCATGCAGCCAACATGCCTAACCTTGAAGAAATTCTTCCTCCCAAGGTAGAACCAAAACCGCTTGATCCGGTATCGGATATCATGGCGGCAACCAAGGGAGTTCCTATTGCGGCCTTTCCAGGCCAGAACCATGATGCTCATATCCAGGTAAAGATGGCTTATCTGCAAGATCCTGCTAACGGTGCCAATCCCGTCATGCAGAGAATACAGCCAATACTCCAGGCTAATATTCAAGAGCATTCGGTACTCAAGTACCAGGAACAGATGAATGGAATGACAGAACAGTTAATGTCACAGCTTCCACCGGAACAGGCGCAAAATCCTGCCAGTATAGAAATGATAATGGGACAGGCGGCTCAACAGGTTATGAATGCAAATCAGGCAATGGGCCAAGCGCAATCTCCAGAACAGCAGCTTGTAGCTCTAGAACAAGCCAAGGTGGAATTGCAAAAACAGAAGGTACAGTCTGATACTATGGTTCAGGCGGCAGAGATGGAACTGAAGAACAAGAAGCTTGAACTGGATGAGAACGAACAGATCATAGATATTCTAAAGGCTAATGCAACGGATAACTTCAAGCAGGAGAAGTCTGAGAAAGACAGAGAATCCAAGAAAGAACTTAAAACTATGGAGTTAAGAACAGATATTGAAATTGAAGAAAAGAAACTTGAAGTTGAACGTGAAAGACTTTTAAAAGACTTGATGGATAAAATACAGAAGAATGAAACTGATCTTGATACTAAAGGCTTGGATGCTCTTGTCAAGATGGCGATTGAACAATCTAAAAAGGAGACTACAAATGGCAGAAATGAAGAAGGGTAAAGGTTATCTTGACCATGTAAAGCCTTCTGGGAAATCTATTGGCGATCCATCCAAAAAGGATGCTGTAAGCCAGTGGGAAAGAACGGCTTCGCTAAATGAATGGAATGGTGGCAAGTGGGATTTTCCAAAACCCAAGAAAGGCAAATCTTAATTTATGGAAATTTGGGATGAAGTTATTATTGAGTTCAACAAGGAAATTGATAAATTAAGAATAATGCTGGGTAATGGTAATGCTGAAGATTACCCCCATTACCGGCAAACCGTAGGATCAATACAGGGTCTGGAATGGGCCAGAACAAATCTTACTGATATTATTAAAAAACGAACTTATGGAGATGATGAAGACTAATGCAACAAGTGGAAATGGGCAACGCTGTTAAAAATGATTTATGGATTTCTGATCCAGAAGAAACAAAAGATCCAGAAATACTTCCTGATATTCCAGGGTTTCATATTTTAGTAAGACCTCTATCCGTTAAGAGTAAAACAAAGGGTGGTATTTTTATTCCAGATTCAACCAGAGATGACATGGCTTATCTGACAACTGTTGGAAAAGTTTTAGCTCTTGGTGATCTGGCATACCTCGACAAAGATAGGTTCCCTGCCGGTGCTTGGTGTTCTGTGGGAGACTATGTATGTTATGGTAAACATGCAGGTACAAAACTATTTTATAAAGGTACAAGACTTATTTTACTTTTTGATGACCAGATTACTTTAAAGGTGGAAGATCCTAAAGATCTTGATCCTACATTTAATCTTGGACAGGGATCTAATTAAAAATATTTGGGAAATTAACATTTTTATGGTATAATATAATATACGTTAAATCGTTTGTTTCGTAAACAACGGAGGAAATAATGACTGAAAAAGAAGAGTGGAACGAAGTTGGAGTTCCGAATGAAGAGAAAGAAATTGAAATAGAAATTGAAGAAGAAGGGGTGAAGCAGGAAGCAGAACCTTCAAAAGAAAAGGAAGCGCCGGAACTAGAAGGTATTGAGACAAAGGGTGCTGAAAAAAGAATAAGACAACTTATTCGTCAAAGAAAAGAACGTGATGAACATATTTCTACTCTCATTCAAAAAAATGAAGAGTTATCTCATACTCTCAGAACAAAAGATAAAGAAGTATCAGATTTTAGTAAACTAACTTTGGATGCTTCTGAAAAACAATTGACTGATAAACTTGAGCTTGCCAGAACTGTATATATGGAAGCTTTTGAAGAAGGAGAAAAGGAAAAGCTGCTGAAAGCACAAGAGATGTTGAATGAAGCTCAGACTGATTTAAAAGCTGTTTCTTCTGCAAAACAGCAATATGAAGAAGTACCAGAGCCGGTTCAGCGCCAACAGCAAGCCCCTCCTAAACCAACAACTGATCCTATGGCAGAAGAATGGGCGGCTCGTAACAATTGGTTTGGACAGGATAATGTCAAGACTGCTGCTGCTCTGGCGATTGACGCCGAACTTAAAGGAGAAGGTTATGATCCGAATGATCAAGAATTTTATCAGGAAATTGATAACAGGCTTAAAAGGGCTTTTTCTAAAGATTTGGAAGAAAGCCAAGACCGTGTGCAGGAAAATACGTCAACACCTGCTCAAGTAGTATCTGGAGGATCACGTTTACCCCAGACCAGTTCTAGCAAAGTTAAGTTATCTAAAGAAGATGTTAGACTTGCACAGAAATGGAATATACCGCTTGAACAATATGCTGCCGAAAAGCTCAAAGTTAATGATGCTGACGGCAACTATACAAATATTATATAAACGTGGAGGAATAAATTATGACACGAAATGAAGAACGTAGTAACACTACAAGGGAAGCTGCATCAAGAGAAGTTGAAGAAGAGTACACCTTTGAGGAGCCAGATGCCCTCAGTATACCGGATTCGGTACAAGCAAAATTTGACAATGAAGAAATGTCTTTACGTTGGATACGCATATCTGTAAGAGGTGAGGACGACATCACTAATGTTGGTAAGAACCAGCAACAGGGATGGGTATTCGTAACTCCTGATGAAGTACCTGAAATGGCTGTTACATCCTTCGTAAGGGATGAAGGTCGTTACCTTGGAGCAGTCTGTCGTGGAGACTTGGCATTGGCTAAAAAGCCAACTGTAAAGGTAAGGGCTAGGCAAAAATTTTACGAGAATAAGGCGAATGAACAGATGGATGCAGTAAATGCACAACTCATGAAAAATTCTGATTCTCGTATGCCAATTACTAATACAAGTAAATCTGTAACAACAAGAGGTCGGCAACCCTCTTTTCAGGATTAGCCCCCTCTTATAATAAAGGAGTGTAAACTATGTCTACTACTAAAGCATTTCGTGGCTTTACTCCTGCTCGTAAAATTGGTGGTGGTTACAACAATGAAGCGGTAACTGATGTTATTGCTTTGTCGTCTACCGGCCTTGCAGGCTCACCCACCAATAATATTTTTACTGGTGATCCAGTAGTACTTCCTGGTGCTAACTTTGCAACGATATCTCCGTATATCGCTACAACTTTAAAACCTTCAGGAGTATTTATGGGTTGTCAATACGTTGAAAATGGTGAGCAGAAGTTCTCCCGTTGGTGGAACGGAAGTACTAGTGCTACGGATATTAAATTCTTTGTGATTACTGATCCTGATCAGACTTATCACATTCAATGTTCACTTACTATTTCGGCTGCTGAAATGTTAATCGTAAAGAACTACAATGTTACGGTTAGCTCTACAGCGTCTTCGGGAAATACCACAACGGGGCAGTCCAGTTATTACCTGGATGGTGCTTCCGGTCTTGAAAGTGTGTTACCTGTGCGTGGTGTTGGTCGGGCTAAATTCCCTGATGAGGGGGATGGCGATGCCTATCCGATTGTCGAAGTATATCTGAATACCCACCGTGACCGTTATGTAACGGCTACGGCATCAACGGCTTAATAGGAGAAAATAATCATGGCTATAAATAGAGCTAGTATTAGCAAAGAACTCCTTCCTGGCCTTAATGCGGTGTTTGGAATGGAGTATGGAGATGTCAACAATGAACTTGATCCTCTCTATGAAGTAGAAAACTCAGATCGTGCGTTTGAAGAAGAAGTACTTTTCACTGGTTTTGGGTCTGCCCCAACTAAAGGTGAAGGTGCTGCTGTTACTTATGACGATGCCCAGGAAAGCTATACGGCCCGTTATACGGCTGAAACTGTAGCTTTGGCCTTTGCGGTTACTGAAGAAGCAATGGAAGACAATCTTTATGATACGTTTGCCAAGCTTCGTGCAAAAGGTCTTGCCAGGGCAATGGCAAATACGAAACAGGTAAAAGCTGCGAATATCTTCAACAATGGTTTCTCTGATACCATTGGTGATGGTGTGGCTTTCTTCGCCAGCACACATCCAACTGTAGGTAATGGTAATCAGTCCAACTTAATTGCTGCGTCTGATATGTCGGAATCTACTCTTGAAACTGCTCTTACCAATGTTCAGAAGATCAAAGATGATCGTGGTATTCTGATTGGTGCGAGTGCTGTTTCCTTGCATATCCCAGTTGACTCATGGGCAATTGCAGATAGGATCTTGTCAAGTCCTGGTAACACCCAAGCTAGTGGTGGACAGGCTGCGAATCCTAATATTAATGCAATCAATGCTACTCGTCATCTAGGTATGCTGCCTGAAGGTTATCATATTAACCGTCGATTTACGGATACGACTTCTTGGTTTATCAAGACAGACGTACCCAATGGCACCAAAATGTTTGTGCGTACTCCGCTACAAACAAAGATGGAGCCTGATTTCGACACTGGTAATCTGCGCTTTAAAGCCCGTGAGCGGTATAGCTTCGGTGTTTCTGATTGGCGTGGTTTCTTTGGAAGCCAAGGCTCGTAAAGCTAACTGTGGGGAAGTAGTCTTAGGCTGCTTCCCTGCTACTTGTAAGGAGATACTATGAGTACAAATGTTAAGGTAGCACAAAATGTAAGTAGTGATGGGGCAATCATAACAGGTTTTCGTTATGTTGATACTAATACCAGTTTAGGAGATGAAGGGACAGGTTCTAGTCCTACTCCCTCAACAACAAGAATTCTTGCTATACATACCTATTCAACTCTTGCAGGTGAAATTGTTCTTTCAGGATCAAAGCAAATTACAAATAGATCAGCTAAAGGAACAGCTATTCGTTATCGTGTGGGAGCATTAGATTCTAATGATCAATATGTAGGCGATATGGGGGTAGGTGTTGTTGGTATTGTAAGTGTTGCAACTTCTGGAACAGGTACAATGGCTCCTACAATTACATTATATCTAGGCTAGTTATGCCTAACTATGCTTATCTAAAAACGGATTTAATCAATACAACAGAAAACGATTCAACTGAGTTTTCTACCCAAGTCTCTGCCTTTGTAAAGAAGACAGAGTTTCGTATGATTAAAGACCTAGATGATTTCGGCCTGGATGAATACACAAATATATCTGTATCATCCGGTAATGCCGGAACTGTGTCTTTAGGCGACAGGGTTCGTATTGTTCGCAATGTAAATTATATAGTAAGTACAGGAACAACCGTAACAAATCTATTACCCAGGACAGTAGAATATGTCAATGACTACTGGCCTGTTAGTGCGTCTACAGGTACGCCAAGGTACTATACCAGAAAAAATAATTCAAGTATAAAAATTGTGCCAACGCCGGTATCGGCATTAACTGTGGAAATTCAATCACAATCCCAACCACTATACCTGTCTTCTGCCACATCTACCAGCATGACAACTCAGAACTATTTTAGTGATTATTGTTATAAGGCTCTTTTTTCAGGGTGTATGGTGGAAGCAACAATGTATATGAAAGATTGGACTACTCTTCCAGTATGGGAGTCTACTTATCAGGAAGCAGTAGCTAAATTAAACAACCAAGCCAGGAGAACTAGACAGGATAATATGGCAGTTGCTGCCTCACCTGCCGGTGGTCCAGACACTATAGCACAAGGAGCAAGTTAAAATGGTAATAGGAGTAGGAGCAAAAATAATAAAAGGTCTTAGTAAAAGAGCAGGACAAGCACTAAAGGGTGGTAGAAAAAGTGCTAGGCGTAAATGGTCTGATAATGAAACAGTAAGAGCTTCTCAAGATACTGATGCTGGGGTTATGCGAGAAGTTGTTTCAGGAAAAGGTAAGATAAAACAAGCATCATCAGCGGCTCAACGAAAGCGTGAGGCTGAAGCCAAACAAGCAGCAGACCTTACACAA